TGGAAACACCCTCCCCCATTTCCAAAAAACGCCAAAGGTTCGTTCCGGGGATCCGGTGGGGGGTGGTTTTTAACCCGCTCTACCCCAATTTTCACTATCCTATACGCTACTCCTTGTTTACTCTTACTCTTCTTATATATCTATTATGATCTATATACTAGTCTTTACCTACCTTTACCGCTCATATATGAGTTATTAACTACCATCTCCCCCAATCAATATCGGAGAAATCGTTGATTATCCCCTCGTAGGGCTTATCTTGTTTGTATATTTCAAGGATACGGTTGTGCTCGTAATCGCTTGTAGGTATCCACTTAGGAGGCTCCCCTTTCAGGAATATGACAGTATAAGAACAGTGTTTATCTACGGCTCTTCTAATGACTAGCATACCCCCCCCTATTTTAAAAAAAAGAAAAAAATGGGCATAAGAAAGCCGCCTCTAGTCTCCTGGAACCGGGCGGCCTCTTATTACCAGTGGTGAATAATATTAACTATCAGCGCGATATCAGCGATGATCGCGAGAACCATTAGAATGAATTGAAACTTTTCGCTTTTAGTGTCAAATGTCATAACTGTTTTGTTTGGAAAGGATGAGTTTAGCGGCCATCTCGGCCCAGATAGTTGGCGAGCCGCCTTCTGTCACCAATAAATCAGGGGTGAATGGAGGTTCGAAGATTCTTGTTGTGTCGGGATAATCGCGGCAGGGCTTTCGATCAATAAAAATCATAAAAAAATCATCTCCAAAAGCTTTTCTGGTCGCAAAAGTAGGGCATACAAAGTCAGCAATCGCATAAACCCCGCTTCTAGTAACGATATCGCACAACTTTCCCATTCTTCTGCTATGTTCAATCCGGTCTTGGAGCGAGAACCTCAAGTCCTTATGAATTTCACTTCTGATCTCGTCGGCGTTTAGGTGAACAGCGCCGATCATTTGCGCTAGATGTTTGGCTAGGGTGGTTTTCCCCACGCCCGGTAATCCCATTATTAATATTTTCTTCATCTAGTAAGAGATCCAATAAATCTTTAATTAAAATAGATTTTCCCTTATACTCCGTCCAGTGCTCTTTCGGGATTTTCTTTAATAGTTCTATTTGATTCATTGATATCGCTATCTAGCCGCGAAATAAGATTATCAAGATTTTTTTCAGAAAAGTGTTGAGGGGGATAGCCCTCAAAAGCTGGGACTTGATAGTAGTTAACAGTTGTTGAGATTTTGCGCAAAAACTCTATCTTGTTCCTGTTTTCTCGACGAGGAAGATTATCAAACAGATAAACTTTTGGCGCCGAAATACTTGGATTGGATCGAGTCGCAACATGTGTACGAGAAAAAATTCGGTGAGTTGGAAAATCCAATTTGAACACCCTGTTCATTTCCAATGCATAATCATGCTCAGCAATTGTAAGCATATGTACCTGACCCCGATTTCTCAGCATCTTTAGGAGCTTGAGCGCTCCATCGCGTAAAACAGTATCGTACTGATAGATTCCTATCTTAAGCCTAACCGCATCATCAGGAGGATTTAGCATAGCATCTTCGGAATGAATCAAGGTTTCGTCAAGATCAACGAATATGGGAACGTTATTCATTTGTTTGAAACGACTTCGATGAGGTGCTCTTCTTCATTTACGACAAATGACCAGAAACACTCAACTTGCTCTTCTGTAGAGAGTCCAACTTGTTTTGCAAGGCTATCAATCGCCGCATCATTCTTGTCAAGAAAAGACTGTCTTTGTTTTCTTAGCTTACGAGCCTCCTTTAGATGTTTCTTTTTGATATTAATCATGGTTCTTTGGTATACTGAAAAACTTTACCAGCAGTCGCGCCACCAAACAGTAGGCCGCAGAATGCAGTGACGCTGCTGGGGATGTCAACTATTTGTTTGTTATAAATGCACAATCCCGCCCAAACTATCAAGGGCAAAACAGCGGCAACCATACAAACAACGAACATTTGTAAGCGAATAGACGAAGGAGTTCCTTCACCCTCTTCTAAAGAGCGCCCAATCCAATTAAATAATTTCATTTTACGACGAGCGTAAATGTCTCGCTGCTTCTTGTACCAGAAGAGTTGGTGACAGTCACGGTATAAGTTCCAGCGTCTGATGAGATCACATCTGGAATATAAAGGCTAGCGATAGTTGCGCCAACAATAGTTGTTCCATTCTTTGCCCAAGAAAATGTGAATGGAGGGGTGGCGGCGCGATCAATAACCGCCTTGAGCGTCACGGTGTCGCCAATGTAAGCTACCATCTCAAGTGAGAAAAGGTCGCCATCAAGACCCCAAACATTTAATCCGTACTTTGTTAAGGTGAACTTCGACCCGCGCGCGCGAGTTCTAAAAGCGTTGTCTGGATTTGTTATAGTTACTCCTGTTGAGGGCAGAACAGTAACATAAGAAGATTCTGATGTGTTTACGCCCGAAATCTGTGCGCCAACAGGAAGGATCTCTGAGCCCACAAACTCCTGTGGAATAACTAGGTTGATTCTTGATCCCGCTGGAGGATTGAAAACAATCGTGCCGCCGAGATCAGAAGCTCTCAAAATGTAGTCCGCCGTGACGGTATTAACTTTGAGAATTGTGGGCAATGTTGCGGGCTTGTTTAAAATCTGCGCTGCGCCAGAGGCTGCACTCCAATCCGCATTAACTTGCGCTCCTCCAATGCTGGACGGCTTATTTAAGATCTGCGCTGGGCCAGAAGTCGCGTTCCAGTCAGCGTTAACAATCGTTGGCTTGTTCAAGATTTGAGCAACTCCACTTGTTGCGTTCCAGTCAGAACTGACTTGAGCCGCAGGAATAACTGGCTTATTCAAGATTTGAGCAACGCCAGAAGTGGCATTCCAGTCCGCGTTAATTTGTGGTGAATTGCTGAACGTAGGTTTGTTCAAAATCATTGCGGGACCGGAAGTGGCGTTCCAGTCTGCGTTAACTGGTGAAACGATGTTTGGCTTATTAAGAATTAAAGCGGGACCGGAAGTTGCTGCCCAGTCTGCGTTTACCTGACGACCGTTGGATCTTGAACTTTCAATTCTAGGGTTCTCCGCAGAGAATGCCGGAAGAGAAAGGAATAAGAGTGCGATTAATATTAACTTTTTCATTGATTAAACCCAAAAAAAATCTCTGTTGTCGATGACCCAATGACATAGCTTAGTGTCGCGAATTTTGATTTCATTTTCAATTTCGTGAACTTCCTTATAAGCTTCGTGATAAGGTTTATTAGTGTCAACTCTCTCGTAAGCCTTGTCAAGCTGCTCTACCAATTCTGGCCTTTTAGTTTTTGCATACTCGTGCATTTCAAGAAGTTCTGTTTGGAATTTCTTGTGAATTTCGTCAGTAGAATAATCGACGGTTTCAAAACACTTTTCACGATCTACAAATTCGATCACAGCTTCAGCGTGAAACTTGGTAATTGATTCTGTCAAGTCGCTCCAGTCTGAAGGGAAAACGCTGTCGCGCATTTCCTTTCTAGGATTACGCAAAGTATTCTTAATCTTGTACTTTAGGTCGCGCAAACGCATAGAAATGCGCACATTATACGAATAAGCAATTTCATGGCGCAGTAAATACTGCACTGGATAGTTAGACTTAAAATATTCGTCAGCCTCTTTCCAGTCATACAGGCCAAGCGCATGAGGCTCAATATACCACTTGGTGGGCCACCACCAAACATTTTTTTCATATTTGCCTTTTAAGTGCTCTTCGAAACAGAACTTTTTCATATTAAAGAAAAAAACGCGCGAGGCTGCTAGTTTTTACGCTCAGCCAGATCAAAGGCTTATAAAAAAATCTGTACCCAACTGCTCTTTTAATTTGATAAAATTTAAAATACTTGTTGTACCAAGCGTTTTGAATTCTCTCTGCTTCTTTTTTCCAAATTAAATCTCTCTGCTTGCGCTCGCTATTGTCTTTTTTATCAAATTCTACAAGTTCGATATTTTCTAGCTGCCCCTTGTTGTAAGTTGCACAGAACTCAATCATGCAATCGTACTTTCCAGCAACATCCATAATATAATTATAAAAATTAACCTTACCGTGAAAATGAGTGTCCTCTTGGTAAGGGTCATTTCTTTCCATATGACCAAGCCGCGCCAAAATGCTTTTGGCATTTTTATCGCCCTCAATCCACTTCGTCTCCTTGTGCTTTTCCACAAAGAGTCTGCCGTTTTGCATGAAGTAAAGATCAAGAGCGCATTCAAGATCTTTGCTTTGAAACTCTTGAAGTTTTTCCTGTAAACCAAGATCGATCATCTCTTGGGTGATGGGGAGCTTTTCAGCTACCACGATAGTGTCGAACATTCCCATATTATTTTTTCTTTTTAAGTTTAAATTTTCCGTCTTCTAATTCTGCCCACTCAATATCGTCGCCCTCTTTCCAGCCTAAGCTTTTCAGCATCTTTTCAGGAATCTCAATGTATTGGTCGCCGTTGTCAAGCGTTTTTAGGGGAACGATGACATTTTTCTGATTAAAAATATTATCCCAGTTTTCGCTGTACTGGTCATACTTTACTGAAAATGGACGCGGTTTAGATCCTTTGCCGTTCATGCTAATGGTATAGTAACTCGCAGGGCACTTTTTCTATAAATTTTAGAAGTTGGAATAAAGCGCGAACAAGTGTAAAATACTAGTAATGTCATACATCAGCTACAACAATATTCTTGGATATGTCTCTTCAGGAGACGAGCAATCCCTGAATACGGCGACATACAATAGACTTTATGCATTAAATATTAACGCCAGCAATTCTGCCAATCTACAGAGAATCAAAAGAATTGGCGGCGAAGAGGACTACTACAATCAGACTGGGCCGAAATCCGCCACCGTTTCCGCTACAATCGTTCCTATTACGGGCGCGGGACTGAATCAGATCACTGGTTTCTTAGCTTTGACTGGCGATTTTACAAGCGGCTCCTACATTCAGATCCCCAGTTATCGTTTTGATAAGTGTTTTCTGAAAAGTTTCGGAGCCGTTTTTGAGCCTTGGAGAGTTTGTCAAGTTTCTTTACAGTTTGACTCTTACGGAATGGCAACGGGCGCAGGCATTACCTCCCAAACTCCGTCAGAATCATCTTCAAATTTAATTTCACCTTTGCGCGGCACTTCAATTGCGATTACAAATGCTGGATATTTTTCTGGACCAATCACAGAATACGAAAATATTTCTTTTGAGGTTTCTGTTGACCGCGCAGCAAATTATGAGATTGGTCAAGAGTATCCTACAAAGGTGAGCGTTGCGCGAATCACTAAAACATTGCAGATTAACGGCATATCAAACTTGAATTGGATCTCTGATTATCAGCCAAATCAGACGATGAACTGTCAGATTACGATGGCTGATAGTAATGTGATTGGTATTACTGGGGTGCTGACTAACCAATCTTTTTCAGTAGATGCTAACGGAGTTGCAAAAACTAACCTCACAGTTGTTGAGGAGATGGTTTAATTTATGGCCAAAAAAGCCTCAAAAAACAAAAAGAATAAACCCGCAGAGATCGTAATTCCTCAATTAAACCATGAATTAAAATTCAAGGAGCGGAAATTTAAATTTAGCGAAAAACAGCAAGAGTTGCTGAAAATATTAATGGATGAAAAAACGAAGTTAGTATTTATTGCTGGTCCAGCAGGAACATCAAAAACTTTTATGGCGGTTTATGCCGCCTTAAACCTAATCAAAGATTCAGAAAAGGAGATAGTATATGTCAGGACTATTATTGAAAGCGGCGAAAGATCGCTAGGCTCCCTGCCGGGAACGATCAACGAAAAGTTCCAGCCATTCCTCCAGCCATTAGAAGACAAAATTCATGAGATTATAGAACCTACTGATGCCAATAGGCTGAAAGAAGATGGCCTAATCTCAGCAATTCCAGTTAACTTCCTCAGAGGCAGTACTCTTTCTGATAAAATCGTTATTGCTGATGAAGTGCAAAACTTTACCCATAAAGAGATTACAACACTTATCACTAGAATTGGTGAAGGCTCAAAGATCTTCCTTTGCGGCGACTTTATGCAGTCCGATATGCGCGGCCAGAATGGCTTTGAAGACTTTTTCGAACTGTTTTCCGATGAGGAATCGGGTCAAAATGGCATACTAACATTTAAATTTACGGAAGATGATATAAAAAGAAGCCAAATCCTGAAATTCATTGTAAAGAAGATAGATAAAGCTATCAATGAGCAGAGGGGAAATAAAAATAGCAATCCTAAGTAATTGGGCCAATATCGTCAAAATATTTGGAGGTATTGGTGTCGCCTGTGTTCTTTTCTATCTTAATGCAACTTATGTTACGAAGAGCGATTTTAGTCCTGTTGCTCAAGAAATAAAAGTTCAAGCGCAGCAAATTTCCTATGTAAACGCCGAGGTAAAAAATATATCTCGGCGTTTGTCTAAGATAGTAGATGATGAAGGAGATCCAGTAAATACTGATAAGATGGTTGAAATTCAGAAAGATATTGCTAAAATATTAATGAGAATGGAAAACCTTAATGAAAAGGTGGACCGTTTGGATAAAAACAAATAAATATGTCCACTGTTTTCTGCTCTAGTTGCGGAGCAAAGCATCAACATGCTGGTTTTCCGCCTAACTTCTGTTCGAAATGCGGCTCGCCAATGACGGCTAAAGCCGTTCAGCAGAGTTCGGCTAGAGCGCAAGCCCCAAAGGTCTCAGCCCCTGCTGATGACGAAGAGCTTTCAGAGGATCAGAGTGACATTAATGAGCTTCCTCATTTGGACAAGTTAGACGTAGAAATCTCTATCGAAGGAGGCTTTAGAGCCTTCAGTTTAGAAGAGCTTTCTAGCTCGCCAACGACAGCAAGAACTCAGAAGTTCAAGCCTATTCGTCGTGATGGCATATCCGACTTGTCCCCTCAAAAATACGGAAGCTCAAAGAATGAGGCGCAAGATTAAGTACGAAGAAAAGCAGGACGTAGTAGATCGGATCATCGAGAAACAGAGATATATGTGGCAGCTAAAGGCTGTCGCTTGGATGGATTTCGAAGATGTGGCGCAAATAATCAGATTCCACATTTCTAAGAAATGGCATATGTGGAAGCAAGATCGTCCACTTGAGCCTTGGCTAGCTAGAATTGCCTCAAATCAAATAAAGAATCTTCTTAGGAATAATTATTCTAATTATGTTCGCCCTTGTTTAAGCTGTAAGTACAATCAGGGTAACGAGCCGCCAGCTTGCTCGATTACTCCAAGTGGTTTGCAGTGTTCTGAATGCCCACTTTATAGAAAGTGGG